AACAGATAAGCGAAGGATTTGATAAAGAGATAAAACTAACAAGACAAGTGATATGAAAATTGAAGTTTATGCAGTCTGTTTTAATGAAGAAAGATTACTCCCGTATTTCATAAGGCACTATTCGCAATTTGCGGATATATGCGTTTATGATAACTATTCAACGGATAGGTCTATTGAGATAATGGACAAGGCGGGGATCAAGCATATTGAGTTCACTACCGATGGAGAGTTTCGTGAAGACATAATGGTTGACATCCGGAATAACGCATGGAAAGACTCAAAGGCAGATTGGATAATTGTTGTGGATATTGATGAGTTTGTTTATCATAAAAACCTACCGGCTGCCCTTGCATCGGTACAGGGGACAGTGATCGCACCCCGGATGTTTGAAATGTATTCCGATGTGTTCCCGTCAACACCCGGTCAGATATATGAGGAAGTGACAATGGGTGTGGACAAGCAAGCCAAAATGAGCATATTCCGTCCCGACCAGATCAGATCCATGAATTATGATGCCGGATGCCATAATGCCAAACCGGAAGGAAATTTCGTTCTTAATGTGCAGTCGGACATATTATCTTTTCATTTTAAACACCTATCTCCGGAGTATCTTATTTGGAGAAATTACTGTCTAAATATTAGACAGTCAGAGGTGAACCGTAGAAATGGATGGAACTGGCATTTTGCGGAGAAAGCAGAGTCGGTATTGAGTAATTTCAGAGACATGAAACCACGTTTGATAAAAGTAGTATGAGCCGGACATTACACGTCATAATGGTTGCCTATCACAGAGTTATTCCATTAAGGATAATGATAGATTGTTTCTTGGTTCAGGATTGCCCTGATTGGAAACTCCATATAATCCATGATGGTCCCGCACCGCAGGAGGTCAGGGATGTTATAAACCTATACCACGATCCCCGCATTGACTACATCGAGACCCCTGCAGTAAATGGATCGTGGGGACACCCAAACAGAGGCATGGGATTAAAGAAACTATCATTAAATCACAGGGACTATGTTCTGCTCACAAATGATGACAATTACTATGTTCCATTTTTTGTCAGAAAGATGCTTACTAGGGCAAACGGAGTGGCAGGCATGGTATATTGTGACACCGTACATTCATATTCAGGCTATGATATTCTTAGGACCGAGTTAAGAGAGAACCATATCGACATGGGTTCTTTCATCGTGAGAGTTGATATTGCCAAAAGAGTAGGATTCACAGATACCCATTTTTCTGCTGATGGTGCCTATGCTGTCAAGTGTTCTGAGTATAGCATGAAAAGAAGGATGCCGTGTTTTCACTTGGCGTCCCCTTTGTTTATTCACAATTGAAAATGAATCATCTCGCACTACTAAAACGATATTACAAAGAAGTCGATCCGCAGATTCTCGCTCAATATGAAGATGCGGATTCTTGCGTTTGGGTGAACACGGATGACAAAGACCTTATCCTGATAAAGATAGACCTTCCTGCGCAACCGGAACCACACCTCATAGATAATTGGGGACTTCCGGCAACAGATCAGATATGGAAGCCGCCCGAATTGCCAAGAAGGTTAAAAGAGTTACAGACCAGAATAGAGACTCTTGATGATCTATGGACAGAAATAGAGGAACATCAGGATATTTATGAAGAAGAAATAGAGTTCATTCGCAGACAATGGTATTTTCGCCTCTATGGATATTGGTTTTATAATAACGGGAAGCCTACATACATTGATGGTTGGCACTATTTTTATTGTGCATGGTGGAAAATAGACACAGGACTGCCTGAGTATAGAGACCGGGATAGGAGGTTCTTTCTCTTTGCACGTTACATCTATGGTGAAACTAAGGCTCCAAGGGTTAATAATGATGGATTTGCCGTAAAGGATGAGAAGGGGGAATATGTATGGGTTGACTTTGGGAGAAGATTGTTTTACGGATTTAACTATCCTAAGCACAGACGTGAAGGTGCAACGTATAAGGCTGAGTGCATCAACTACGAAATAATCTCTCGCACATTATCAGGCTTTGGAGGCATACAATCCATGAATGATACTCAAGCTCGTAAATGTTTTCTCAGGCATCTTGTGGCTCCATGGAAAAAACTCCCATTTTTCTTTAAACCGAACTATGAAGGATCCACCTCTCCAAAGGCAGAACTATCATTTACTCCTCCGGCAAAGAGGCTTTCTTCTCGAGGTGCACTTACAACATCAGAACTTGGACTCGAATCAAGTATTGGCTTTGAAATGGCAGATTCGTCAGCGTATGACGGTGACAAACTGTATTTTCACCATGACGATGAAGTTGGAAAACTTAAAAAGGGACTTTCGTGTTGGGACAGGCACACGGTAGTAAAAGAGTGTCTTTCAATAGGAGTAAGAATCATAGGCTTCACGATAAAAACCTCCACAGTAGGGGAGATGGAGAAGGGTGGAGGCAAGGCATTTAAGTATCAATGTATGATGAGCCGGTTCTATGAACGTACCCAGAACGGACAAACCAAATCAGGACTTGCAACATTATTCATTCCTGCCTATGATGGGCTTGAAGGCTTTATCGACAAACACGGGATGAGTATTATTGGTACCCCGACAAAAGAACAATCCAAGTATATCGCTTATGACAGGTTAGAATCATTCGATAAGAATAGCACGAAGATTATAAACAACTTGATAAAAGAAAAGTCAGAATATATTCACAAAGAGGTAGGCGCAAAAGAGTTTCTATTGAATAGGCGCAAGGCTTTTCTTGAAGATCAGGAATCACTCTCTGAGGAGATAAGACTTTATCCTATCCGGTTCACAGAATGTTTTCGTACGGCAGTAAAATCATCAGGGTTCAATATGAACAAACTTGAAAACTACATTGATGATTTGTCGATGAAGAAACAGGATATAGCCGTGGGAAACATGGTATGGAAAGACAATATTAGAGACAGTAAGGTGCTTTTTGTTGCTAATCCGCAAGGTAGATTTAGGTTAAGTCATCAGTTAAATGATAGCGAGGCAAATAAACATTTTTATAGTGACGAGGAAGAATGTATAAAACCAGGCAATGCTCAGTGGGGGGTAGCCGGAGGAGACCCCTTTAAGTTTAATAATACCAAGGGGAACCGTAAGTCTAAGGGAGGAGGGGCAGTTGTGAAAAAGGGTGCCATAAAAGACGGCAATTTCTCGATGAAACGTAAGTTCGCATGTACCTATGCTCAGAGGACTTTTGACAAGAACCTCTATGGGGAGGACATGCTGATGATGTGCATATACTATGGAGTTCCGATGTTCCCGGAAATTGATGTGCCATTCCTTTGGGACTATTTTAGAGATAGAGGATATCCGGGTTATCTATTGTATAAGATGGATCCAAATACTTTCAAAATAAGTGCCACCCCGGGAGACACAGCGAACAGAACTAAGCAGCAGATATTCACCGAATACATGACATGGATAGAAAATGAGGCTGATGAAGAAAACCACATAGAAATATTGGAAGAATGTAGGGACATTGAAGGTCCAGAGGACATGACTAACTATGACCTATTTACAGCAGCAGGGTACGCATTGCTTGGAACTCGGGGGTTATTTGATGACATAGCTGAATTGAATGAGCAGGAATACACCCTTGACAGCTTTTTAAAGAAGCGTACTTATTCTTCCGCAAGAAAATATTAACTTTGTTCAAAATCTACGGCAATGGCATTCTCACTCGAAAAATACGCAACGGGAAGTTACCCGTTCCCAAAGGATGAAATCAATCCTAAAGAAAAAGACTCACAGTGGGGAAGAAAATGGTGTGAAGCCATGTATGCCAGGTGGAAGCAGGGACGCACCTCCATACCTTACAGCGAGGTAAATGAAATTCAATCTTTACGACAGCTTGCAGACGGCAGACAGAGCGTTCTTCAGTATCAAAAAATACTCTTGGACGAGAGTGAGGACGGAAGCGATATGCAGGGATACATGAACATCAATTGGGATATATTCTCTGTAATGCCAAAGTTCCTGAGAGTGGTGGAAGGGATGCTCGAACAGACAGATCACCAGATTGTAGCCACCGCCGTTGATCCGACAAGTACCGATGAGAGAGAAGTGGTAAAGTTGGACATGGAGTACCGCATGAAATTCAAAGAGGCAGTACAGTACATTGAGAGAAGTATTGGCATCGACCGGTCAGACGAATACGTTCCTGATTCCATGGAGGAACTAAACTTGTACCAGGGAGCCAGAGGATTCAAACTTGCAAAGGAGACAGAAATAGAACAGGGACTCGACTATACTTTCTACATATCGCAATGGAAAGAGATAAAGAAAAAACTCATCCGTGATCTTTGCGTAATAAATTGTGCCGGAACAAAAGACTTCGTTGATCCTTACACTCAGAAAGTACGGACACGGTACGTTGATCCTGCAACATTCATCGGGCAGTATTCAAAATTCTGGGATCATAAGAACATGGAGTATGCAGGGGAGATCATTCAGGTTCCTATCTCAGAACTCAGAAAACTCAGAATCAAAGGCGTCACAGAGAATGAACTGATAGAACTTGCAAAATCTTACAATGGTTATGCGGGAAACATCACTATCGACAATCTCTCCTTTGACACGGCAAACGGAACTGGTAACTATGACAGTTTTCTTGTGGATGTTATGGATTCAGAATGGATGTCCGTTGACAGTAAGTACATGACCACCCGTGAGAATAAATTTGGAAACAAAAACATATATGAGGAGGAGTGGGGAAAGGTTCATAACACCGAGAAGAAGAAAACCGACAAGTATGACATCAAAGTTGTTTACAAATGCAAATGGATAATTGGCACTCCATATTCATACGAGTTCGGACTTCAATATGACGTTCCCCGCCCGGGTAAGAAAGAAGTGGAACTCTCGTTTCATCTTTACAAACTTCCATTCCGGTCACTTGTAAGTCTTTCAGAGACACACTTGCACCAGATGGCACTTGGCTTTTACAAATTACAGAACGCAATAGCCATGGCATCACCTCCCGGTATAGCCATTGAATTTACCTCTTTGCAGAACATGACCATAGGCAAGAATAAGCTGACACCTCTGGAAGTTCTCAAAATAAAGAGGCAAACAGGAGACCTTCTTTATAAAGCCACAACACACAAAGGAGTACCAAACGCACCCGGAGGATGGAAACCGATACAGGAGCTCGCCGGAGGCATAGGAAATCAACTTGTGGAGTTTCTGAAAATATTTGAGTTTAACATGAACGCTATCCGGGAACTGACGGGTATAAACCAGATTGCCGATGCCTCATCTCCGAACCCGGAACTGTCAGTAGGAGGTTCAGAACTGGCACTCGCAGCTACAAACAATGCCCTCAGACCTATTTACAGCGCATACGTGCATCTGAAAGAGCAGACAGCCAAGAATATCGCACTAAGACTTCAATTACTCATTAAAAATAATAAGGAGGCGTACAAGGGTTATATGCCAATAATAGGACGTGCAGGGGTGCAGATCATCAGCGTAGGTGCAAATGTCATTGATGCGGACTATTACATCAAATATGAGGCAAAGCCGACCAAGGAACGCAAAGAGATCATCAAACAAGCTGCCGTATCAGCAATGTCCCCAGACCGGGACGGAGTTATCGGAATTGAACTCGCAGATTTTCTTATGATAGAAAGATTGCTCGAAAGTGGTAATCTGAAGTATGCAGAAGCCTTCCTTAATTACAAGAGTAAAAAGAATAAAGAGAGACAACAGAATCTTCAGAGAGAGAACATGGAGCTGGATAAACAGAGAGAACAGGAAGCAATCAAATTAAAGAATCAGTTACTTCAATCAGAAACTTCAATCAAAGCTAAGATTGAAGCCGAAAAAGAGATCAATGTTTATCGTGCAAAGAAAGAGATTGACGAAGAATTTGCAATCAAGGAACATCAGAGAGTCAAAGAATTAAAGGGGATTGACTCTAAATTGGGGATGGTGCAAACTGCCACGGAAAAAGCGATAGAAATGGCAGGTGCCGGGCAGAAATAAATTTTTTAACTATATTTGTTACACCTAAAAACATAATTATTTATGGGACAAGACTTAGACGGCAGAGACGATGAAATCAACGCTTTATTGAATATAGACGGCGTTGATACGGCAAAACTTACAGAACAAATAACAGGGAGAAAAGGGGGAGATCCCCCAAAAACGGATCCCCCAAAGACAGACCCTCCCAAAATCGATCCGCCAAAGACGGATCCCCCAAAAAAGGACGTACCAGATCCAGAAGCGATAAAGAGTGCCATGCTGAACGAGATGTTCGGAGAGCATTTCAAAACCGTGGAGGACGTTAAAAAAGCAGATATACCCAAAGCACTTCAGGAACGTGAGACTCTGAGACAGAGGAACACGGAACTTGAGACTCAGTTAAAGGCAAAACCAAAGACTCAGTTTGTAAATGAGGACATTGCCAAGTTAAATGAGTTTATCCGTGAGACGGGCATTAAAGATGTTGCGGTATTCAACCGATTAAATGCTACGGACGTTGCAAATATGGATAACATAGATGCGCTTGTCTTTCAGCATATCGTTGAGAACCCTACATTAGCAGGAAAGGAACCACAGGTACGTAAGTGGATCGAGACGAGGCACAATGTGGATTCCAAAAAAGTAGAGAGTGGTGATCTTACTCAGGAAGAACTGGACATTAACCTTATCGGCATTGCTTCGGAAGGAGCAAAGGCCAAGGCGAAACTCCAGGAACTCAAGGGAAAGATCAAAATGCCAGAAGTACCCGCTGACGAGAAGTCGGAGGGAGGCAAGTCCAGATGGACACCAGAGATTGAAACGAAACAGAAGGCAGAATGGCAGAAAGGCTACACCAAACTGTACGAGTTATTTACTGCTATTGAAATCCCTGTAAAGGGAGGAACGGCACCCATTATCAACTTTGGAATACCAGAGGAGAGCCGAAGTGCGGTGTTGAAAAACGTTACAAGCTACATGGTTAACAACCAATTGGAAGTTAATGAAGCAAACGTTAAGGCAGCTATAAACATGGCTCGTGCAGATTTAATTTTGGGTAATCTCGATCAGATAATCCATGCCGTATCTGAGCATGTACGTGGTCTGAAAGAGGAAGAATACCTGAAGTTATACCACAATCCGTCACCGAAAAAAAATACCGACACCGCAGGAGGTGGAGGTGCAGAAGTGACAGACGAAGCCAAACTCAAACGTGCTTTTGATGCCGAAATGGATCGTTAATTTTTTTTGAAACAGTAATCACAAGAGGCAATAGATTTAGTATTAACATCAAAAAATTAAAACAATGAACCCAGATGCTATTGCTCAAATATTTGCCTCTGATATAGTCTCCGGTTTTGATATTCATAAGCCGGAATTTCTTAACTCCTTATTCAGCAGATATGGAGATCAGGGAGCTTCTTTTTTCCAGTTAATCAGATCCATGGGATTTGAAAAACCGGTTGCACAGGACACCTATGGACACTTTGAGGAAAATCATATCCATGAGATAGTCCACTCAAGAGAGATTGTTGCAGCACCCGCCCAGGGTGATCCTATCACTTTTGTTCTTGACACCACAGACCTTGACGCCAATAACAACTACTATGTACGGAAATTCGACCAGATTCTTTTCCCGAATGAAGTTACAGGTATTGTTACTGATATTGACGTCACCGATCCGACAGCCCCGGAAGTTACCGTGGAACCTAACGACAGCACAGACACCATTCCAGCACTCACCGCAGGGGAAGAACTGGTAATCATGTCCAATGCTTTCTCCGAAGGTTCAGGACAGCCACAGGGAGCAGTATCAGGAACGTGGGAATATTCCAATACCGCACAGATCATAAAGGAAACCATAGGGTACACGGGTACGGAAATGGTTAACCAGACATGGTTTGACGTGACTACAAAGGGACAGTCTATTCCGGCTTACTATTTCAAAGGACAAATTGACATCGACTACCGCATGGCACTCCGTATTGACGGTGCCCTTTTGTGGGGTAAACAGACCACGAATACCACGGGAGTTATTGATGATGACAACGAGAACAGAGTCATCAAGACAACCGAAGGTCTTATACCTTATATCAGGCGAGTCGGGAACGAACAGACCTACACTGCAGGTGCTTTCGATGTTGAGGAGTTTGACGAAATGGACAACACCCTTGACCGGGAGTTTGCAGGGAATTACATCCTTGGACTTCTGGGCATCACTCTCCACCAGGAGATTGAGAACGCTCTGAAAGACTACTTTACAAACACGAACATCACGTTTGCAAGGCAGACTACTAATGATGTGCTTTTCAACAAGAATGAATCACTTGGCGCATCGGTGAACTTCCTTTATCTCACCAAGTCCGAAAGGACATTCCTTTTCAAAAGAATGGGCGTATTCAATAACAGGAAACTCTATGGAGCTGACGGTTATAACGCACCTACAATGGGTGTGTTCATGCCTATCAATAAGAGGAAAGACCCTGTTTCCGGAAATATGGTTGACTCTATCGGTACCCGTTACAGGGCACTTGGTAAGTACAGCCGTAGGATGGAAGTATGGCAGGTAGGTGGTGCCGGTGAAGGGCTCAAAGTCACTGAATTTGATAAGAGAAATACTTATCAGAGGTGCCATGTTGGAGCACATTTCCGTGGAGGCAACCAAATGCTTATCATGGAGACCGCTTAATCATTGTAACCATAGGACAGGAGGGGTCGTAATGGATCCCTCCATTCCTTTTAAAAACGAATAAATATGCTGTATAAAAATGACGAACCGTACAAACTCGATCCAAAAGAGTTAAAGGCAACCAAAGATTTTTTCCATAACAAATTTCCGGTTAAGGTGGTATATCCACCGGAAAGGATTACAAAAAGCAGACTTCCACACAACCGATTGCCGGACAAGCCAAACTCCATGTCATTCGATCTGAAGGCAGTTGTCAAATCAGGATCAGGGATGGAAGTGTGGAGATACGCTGAGAATATCATTCTTGACGCCAAGGGAAACAAGAAGTATATTCCTAAAAAGTTTCGTTTCAACGGAACCAGGATGATTGATGAACGGGACATAGAACTGATATTTTTTCTACTCAGGAAGGCAGATTTCCGGCTTAGAAGCCCGGAGGAACTCAAAGAAGAACTCAAGAAAGACAAAACATTCCGTCAGCCACGTGTAGCCAAGTTCATGTTTGAAGACCTTGTTTCGGAAGCCGAGAAGAAAGCCGAGAAGAAACAACTTGAATCAAAGATTGATGTTCTTCTCTGGAATAAGGAACTTGGACTTCCGGAAGAAAGAATCAGGCTTGTGGCGAAATCATATTTCATCAAAGGGGTGGACGACCTCTCTTTGCCACAGGTTAAAATTCTTCTCGAAACCAAGATCCATGACAAGAAACTTGGAGGTCCTGATAAATTCTTTGACATGGTTAACGCCGATGATGAACTGGATGCAAGGTCATCTATCCAGAAAGTCATTGACCTTGAACATATCAAATATGACATGAGCAAGAACGTCTGGTCATGGAATACTGATGGTGAGGGAGGCAAAAGTGTTATCTGCAGGGTAGCCAAGACAGACATTCCGGTAGAGATACTTTTTGCCAAATACAAGGGTGACGAGAGTTTCAAAGACGACATCAAGGCAGTCTTAATTTCCAAGGCAAAGAAGAAAAAAGAGGCTCCGGCAGTCGAAGACGAGGAGTAATTTCTGATACTTTCATATAATTTTCATGGCAAAGCGGGTTTTCGAGAGAGAATCCGCTTTTATTTTGGAAAAAATCTTTAACTTTACTGGAAATTTTGGTATTAGTCTGTAAGTCAAACGTAAAAAATTAAAGTCATGGACTACGTTCATTCACAAAACGATCTCGCAATAGGCAACGGTGGAGCAGGAACATCCGGAGTATGGGACATCTTCACAAGTACCCATTGTGATCTTACCGGAAAAATAGTATCAGCTTTTATGTGTCTCGATGAAGATGGAGGGACATTTACAGCTATGGAGGAACAAACGACACCTCCGGCTCCAAACCGGACAGCCGTATCCACAGCCGTGGCAGCAAATAAGTTGGCATACACCTATCCTCAGTACATCATCTGGGAAGGAAGGTTCACGACGCTGACTCCCGCTGCCGGATGTAATTTCAAGGTATGGTTTTTAAAATAACCGTGCCATGGGACAATCAGGCATATATCAAATTCAATCCAAGATTAAACCCGAAAGGATTTATATTGGAAGTGCCATAGATATAAGCAAGAGATGGAAGCAACACTTAACTGCACTCAAAAAAAATAAGCATATTAATAAAAAACTCCAGAATCATTTAAACAAATACGGAGAACATGATTTTCAGTTTTCTATTTTGCTTGGTTGCGATAAGGATGATCTGATAAAAATAGAACAATATTTCCTTGATACATATAGGACATATTTTAATACCTGCAAAATAGCAGGGAGTACGATGGGTATAAAATTTTCTCTCGAAACACGCAAAAAGTTAAGTAAAGTCAAGAGGGGGCAAGTTCCCTGGAATAAGGGAAAGCATTTATCTGAGAAACATAAGGAAGGCATAGCTAAATCACAGCAAGGAGAAAATAATTCTTTTTTTAATAAGAGACATTCTGAAAGAACATTGACGGTAATGAGAGTTTCTAATAAAAAGGCATGGGAAACACGGAAACTTAAAACTGCGTAAGATGGGAACCCAGACTTTAGGTATTAAACAGATAGGAATAAAGAAGGCAAGAGCTAAGTTGGGACCATTATTTTCGTTTAGTTCGTACTGGGCGTCACGATCTTTGTTC